TTATAGTCGAACTTAAAGCGGTCTTCACGCTCGGAAAGTTCCTGCATTAAAGCTCCGACTTCTTCCTTGCTCATCATCGTAGTCTGTGCAAACTCAGCGGGAGTCAGGATAAGACCCGACTCGAAAATAATCTTGTTCTTACCTTCAATGTATTTTTCCCCTGTCACAGGGTGAACTTTTTCTGTAATCAAAATACCACCTCTTCATTATCGTCTGTTTCTTCTGTTTCTGCTTCTTCAAGCTCTTTACGTGCCACGTACTCCATAGCACAAAGCCAGTGACTGAAGTCTTCGTAGTAGCCCTTTTTGTGGCTCTTTACGGAATTAAACACGAAGATATCTTCTTCAGGAACTCCGTCAGCCATAAGCTCTGCCTTGAAGTCTTCCATAATGTTTTTAGGAGTTATGATAAGTGTCGGCTTACCCTTTCCTAAAGCTGTCTGTGAAGCAATCAAACTCTTTCCTGTTCCACAGGCAGCGTTTACCATTGTGTACGGACGCTCTATAGAACGCTCGATTATACCTTTCTGATACTTATACGGTTCTCTCATGCTGTCTCCTTCAGCTCGAATATTTCTCTGCTGTTGGTTTCGCTTATAAGGTCGTCACCTAAGTCAAGTGAAGAGTAAATGCGCTCTTCAACTGAGCCCTCAACATAAAGTCTGTAAGCATACTTCATACGTGTCGTAACTCCACGAAGGAAACGTCTGCGGCTCTGATAGTCATACTCAACTGAAGAGTTAGAGCAGGCATAAATCGTATAGTCACAGTTCTTCATAAAGTTTACACCGTAGGCTGCTGACTGCTGATTGGCTATACAGATACGGTAACGTCCTTCCATAAAGCCCTCGCGTGTATCTTGTTTCTGCTTGTCGTTCTGCTGACCTGAGAAACAGCAGGTAGCAATCCCTGCCTCGTTCAGAGTCTGTGCCACAAGCTCCATAAAGTTTGTACGGCAAATCCATATAACTATCTGATGCTCTTCCGGGTCAATCTCCTCTACAAGTTCCATAAGGGCCTCGAGCTTCGGATTTTCCTTGAGCGGCTCATATGTAGCTTTAGGCTTCTTACACTGCGCGTGGAGCGGGCATAAGTTGTGAAGGATGTTATCTCCTCTGCCTTCTTCCTTGCAGTCAAGGCAGGAAGAGATAGGCTCGAAACCGTTGCACACGTCCATAAGGCGCTGTCCAAGCTCCATAGCAGCACTCTTTCCAAGTACAAGATTGTCTGTAAATCCGAGCGTTACAAGCTGTGTGTACAGCTTTTTAGCACTCTCGGAAAGCTTTACCTTGCGGACGATAGGATGCTCGATATACTTTTCAAGAGTAGTATCAAAAGCGTCTTCACGGCTTACAATCTCAGTACAGTACTGATAGCGTTTCATAAGAGGTGAAATATCCTTAAAAGGTCTGTACTTCTTATGACAGATTATCCACCAAAGGTTTTCTACGGAAATGTTCAGCTCGCGTGACACACTGTTCATTGAGAGCAGGAGGCGAGCTTTCCCACCTATGGCCCACGCTCTTGAAAGTCTTGCCCTGATTCCGCACCAAGAGTTACGGTCGTCTTTTCCTGAGTGCTCAGGAAGAAGAACTCTCGCTCCTCTTTGGGCATGAAGTGTCATCATAATACAGTAGCGTTCAGCCAAAGCAAACATCCCTTCCGGGAAAGCATCCTTATACAGATACTGATACTGGTCAACCATATTCAAAGGTGACTTGCTCGTCAGTGTTCCTGTAAGTGCCATACGCTCACCGTACTTTGAAAGAACTTTAATACAGCGTGTACGGGTTGATTTTTTATTCTCCGCTACAGGCATATTTGTCTTAATACGTGAACTCTCATCAAGTACAATGAACGGGTCAGGACAGGCAGAGAGGAAAGACTGCACAATCTGCGGTAAGTCCTGCACTGTAATCTGTTTCTGAGCCTTAAGCCCCGGTGCTGAAAATGCTTCTGTATTTACGATAACAAACTTCTGTCCCATACTACAAATCCTTTACGTTTAGGTAAATCCCCTTTGGTGTTGCCTTACCAAACTCTAATGCTGCCTGTGCTGCTCTTTGAGCTCCTACACAGTACACTTTTTTCTGCTCCGCGTCCCATATCACGACCTGTATACGAAGCAGAGGATGAGCCTTATAGAAACGCGGTTGTGTTGGCTCAAACTTAAACTTTCCGCCTTTTTCCGCAACTTTGGTTTCGAAGAACATTGTGTGTGATGTACTTAAGTCTACACACAGTAAATCCGGGAACCCCGGTTCTTTCTCTTCGTTCTCAATCTCAAAAACTTCGCAGAAGTTTTGCTTGCGTAAGTAATTCATCCAAGCAGTCTTGAACTCCTGCTCGTTCTTGAAACTGTATCCGAAGGCGTCTATTGCTGCTTTACCATAATGAACATCAACGCTTACCTTCTCAATGGCTGCATCATCGTTCATAAAGTACTTCCATACCAAGCGTATCAGCTACCTGATACTCAAGCGTTGCACCCTTGCTGCCTTCCCATCCACGAAGCATTAAAATGTTCTTGCACTTCAAAAGCATCTTCAAATCCTGCCTCATATAGTCAGCATAAGTCGGTTTTCTTCTCTGCACTTCACATACAGCTTCAACGCCTACAGCTATGTCTACAGGAGAATAAATCTCCCGAAACCCGAGCCTTCTTAAAGCCGCAACCGCTGCTACAAAAGGCTGTCTCCAGTCCTCTCCAAGTTTCTGAAGGGACGTGATAGGCCCCGATATATAAATCGGAGCCGTTTTGTCTGTTGATTTACTAACCTTTATCATGTCTTGAGTATAGCACGACTGATAAATACTGTCAATAATTATTGATAAAATTACGCAATATTTTCAGCATTTTCTTCAGCCTCGTCCTCGTCAACTTGGAAGCAGAACTGAGCAAAGGTAAGTCCGTCGTCTTCTTCTCTGCTTGAGAAAGCTTTTACCTTCTTCTTAAAGTCAGAGAAAGTACCGTTGTGAATGGCTGTATAAGCCTTTCTTACAAAGTCCTCGCAGTCTCCAAAAGACTTTTCCCACTCAACACCGTCGGCCCAGCTTGTGCCGATTTCAGGGCAGGAGATAATAGGAAGGTCACAGCCGGAAGTGTTTTCCATACAGTTACGGATTTCCATTGTTCTCTTTACTGCTTTCTCTACGTCTGTACAGTCGATGTCAAAGTCATCCTCATCGTGAACGGTGATAGCCATTTCATCAATGGTAGTCTGCTCAATCTCCCAATTATGTTTCATACCTGCGAATACAGCCACAGTCGCAAGCTTAGTCATATCAGAAGCAGAGCCCTGAATAAGATAGTTCATAAACTTATAGGCGTCTTTATCCTTGCCCGGTCGCATATGAACTCTTCTTCCTACAAGAGTCTTGATGTATCTTCGTTTGATAACAACGTCCTGAACCTGCTCCATGAGCTCAAACAGCCAAGGGGCAGCATCAGATACTTTCTTATAAAGGTCTTCGGCAAACTCCTGAGTCCATCCGAACTGAGTCATCATACGAGGGATTTGCATACCGTAGCCTACACCGAAGCGGAGGTTCTTGGCATACTTTCTTCCTGCTTTCTTACCGTGCTGTTCTGCAAGTCCTGATACTTCTGTTACATAAGAGTGCTCGTCCAAGAACGGGTCGTCACGGTACATCTGACGGATACGCTCTCCGTTCTTTCCCGGGGCAAAGTGAGCCGCAAGACGGTTCTCCTGAGCAGAATAGTCAAACTTTACGAAAGCGTGTCCTTTCT